TAGGGCCTCTGTTTAAAACATGTCTTAAAAACATGGTAATAAAGTCAATAATACCATTTGCTTTTGTTTTATTTGTCTTGGCTAACCACTCGGAAAAAGTGAGGAGTAGCCCAAGAACAATAGTTACTCCCCAATTTGTTACAATACAAGTAATCATGCCTGTGGTTTGAAGAGTGATTCTTTAACTAATACAAGAATAGTATCATCAATACTATTATCAGTAGTTTTTACATATTTTTCAAGAAGACTAATAACGAGTTTTTTAACTTCTGGATGTGTTGCTACTTTAATTAAAAGTGGCTTAACAACAGCGACAACTGCTCCCATGATGACCTCTAAGTATAGGCAGCCGTATTTAGGATTTCCTTCTACTTAAAAGCTGATCAAAATCTTTTTTCTTAGTGCCACCATCATAAGACCATGCGTAACCTTCTGTAATCATTTGATTATTCAATGATACTTCTTGATTATTAACAAATAAATGTCCAATAATTCTTCCATACTTTTCCGTGGAATCCGGAAGTTCGGTGCGAATAATAATATCCTTTGCACCATCTAACTTTTTCTTAAGCCATTCCTTAGACTCCAGGCCAAGCGTTTTTTCCCTTGCATCTGTAGTGCGTGACTCAGGAGTATCAACCCCAGCAAGGCGAATTCGCTTAGTGAGAGAAATATCAAACCCCAAATCAATGTCAGCATCTATTGTATCTCCATCAACAATTTTATGTACAGAACGAATTCTGTAGATGTATGGATCTTTTTCGGACATTAGAAAGGTAATTTAAACTTCTCTGTATTTAGTTTAGGGATAGGAAGTTTTTCAAAGGCCTTGTTGACCTGTTTCTCTACAACAGCACCAACAAACTCTTCTGGGTTGTCAAGGATCTTCTGTGCTTTTTGGTAGGTCACATAAGCACCATAACAAAGTACTCCACTAATCGCCAGACTTGTCGCTGATAGAATGATCGCCAGGTTTTTCATCTTGCATCTCCAAATATGCTAACCGAAGTATATAGTAAATTGTCCATGCAGTAAAAATAAGTCCGCAAGAAAGAATAATAAAAACTCCCCAAGGAAACTCACTCATCTTTGTTCAATCCAGTTCAATACTGCAAGTGCTTTTTTGTTGGTGTTTGGAGATGCACAAACAAGTGTATAAGTGTCACTAATTGTTCCAATGCCACTTCTACCTAACTGAAGTGCTGCTCTAACATCAAGATCAACTAACGCACCACTACCATTAATTACAAAACCACTCAAAAGATCACTTCCACCAGATACTGCAGTTTGAGTGATATTATACTGCATAAAAGAGTTTGGATCGGGATGATTTACCCAAGTTCCTCCAGTCAGTGTTGCATTTTGTAGAAGTTGCCAATAAACATTCGTATTGTCATCAGTTGCTGCCTGTAATGATCTCAAGAGCATTACACCAGTTAGATTATTGGATTTTAAACGAAGACTTATAATTGGATAATATGTATTTGCGGATGTCATCGTTGTCCCTGTGATGGGATTTGATATGCTCAAAAGAGTTCCGAGTTTTTCTGGTTCTCCTTCCTGAATAAGAGAATTAGAACCTTGATACATGTAATGAGTTCCTGCAACACCAGTTACATTCTCAATCTCAACACGAATGGGGAGGAATGGTGTAGAACACCAAACTCCTGGATTGGTATTTGCATTATCAAAAGTATGAGATGCAATAGTCTCATTCTTCATTAACCAAGCAAATTGAATTATACCTGCACCATACCATTCATAATTGATGGAAATCATTTGTTGCTTTGTTGGGTCTGCAGTTACTCCAGTCCAACCATTACCATCAAACTTTTCACCATTCCAATCATCTCGGTATACTCTGGTTTCTGTGGTAATTCCAGTTACACTACTGCGAATTACATAAGAATATGTTCCCCCGTCATCCTCAAAGAAAACGCCATTATTGTCATCAAACAATCCAAATCTTCTGCGAATACCCACCTGTGGTGTATCAAGACGAATTGCAAACGCAAGAGTTGCACCTCTACCAGGAATGTATCTCATCACATTCTTGGTTTGACGAATTACTTTACTACCAGTAGTAGATCCAACTTGCATTATAATATTACTGGCATTTGCATTAAATGTTGCAGTCCCTACTCCAACTACTCTTTCATCCCATACATCAGTCTCTTTACCATACTGGAAGGTGTTGAAGAATACTGTTTGGAACGGAGCAACTTTAAGTCTATTATTACCAGTAAATTGAGGTCTCCAGTCAGTCTGGTTTCCCCAGTGATCTGCAATATTAAAGACCTCAAAGAGACTTCTTTCTTGATCTAGGAAGTCCTGTGTTTTCTTATTCCATTGTGCCATAATTAATCAGTCCAAGTTAGTCTTTCTGGTTGATATCTTTGCGTATTTTTAATTCTTAAAGAACTTTGTGATTGTGATGGGTAAATGTTATGAACAATTGCTCCAGGATATTCACCCTGAAGTTGTTCTGTGAGAGCGTTTTTGTTCATCATCTTACCTTCAACTTCAATGCGATATAGTTTTCCTTCCCAAACTACATCAGCAAGAAAAGATTCGGTTGCTTGCTCTGGTTGAGATTCACCATTCATATAAAGATTTCCATTGAAATCTCCAGCGATATTGATGCTTTCTGATAAGAATTGTTGAAAAGATTTCATTTTAGTTACAGTTCCAACGACGGAGGGCTTTGTTGATTCTTGAATCTGGGTCTCTAGCAGTCTTAGCGGAAGTCAATTTTGCTTTCATTCCTGACATACGACTACAAAAGTTTTTACGACGCTTTGCTCTTTTACCCTTTGGTTTTTTCTCAGTTACAGCGGTCTGAAGTTTTGAACCTGGATTCTCACGACGATAAGCATTTACAGCTTTCTGACTAAGACCATCAGTTTTATCTTTGCGATTTACTGATTGCCAATCTTCAGAAAGTTCTTCTCTCCAGTTTGAAAATTGCTCTTTTTTTACGCAACGATTATAAGTTTTTCCAAATAGTTTTTGTGTTCCTTTTTTCTCATATCCTGGCCAACATTTTTTTGCTTCTTCAACATTATGCTCACCACTTTCAACATAATCTGCTGCGGTATCAATATAATCTGCCGCTTTAGTAATTTTTGATTGTACCCATGCCTCAATGCTTCCCTCACCCTTCATTTTTTTCTTTAGACGCTTTGCTGCAGAAATAATTGTTGAGAGTTCAGAGCGAGCCATTGAATACTCATGATCTTTTTCCTCATTTGCTGGGTGAGGACTATTCATATGATAATGAGGATTTGACATTGCCACTGATGACAAATTAATTGGTAAAGAATATGTATCCCAATATTTTGGACCATACTTACATTCATCTCTTAGTTCATTCTTTTTACATCTAGGGCAATATCTTTCCATATTAACTTGCTCCGATTTGGTTCCCCAATTATCAGCACCTACTTTACGACACTTGACAAGTGCTCCTGAAGCATAAGCACTTGGCCAAACGCTGTATCTTGATTTTACTTTATTGTAGCAAGCGTCTTTTTTGCCGCTGCCTTTTCCTGGTTTATCTTTTACTTCTTGGAGATTCATTTCTTCTGTTCTGACATTTGTTGGACTTACTCCACCAGTTTTTTCTGGTTGGTTTGGATCTAATCTATTCTTTCTTCTTCTTGCTGACTCTTCTTCATCTTTTGAGAGATCTCTTTTCATTTTTGAACTTCCACACTTTGGAGTGGAAGTCTGACCAGGTTGACGAGCACAAGGTTTTCCTGCCCATTTACCACCTAGTTGAACCCATCCAGATTTTCCATCGGAAGACTTTGACTTACCAAACCAATCACGAAGTCCCTCATCCCCAGATTTAGTTTCTTCATAAGCCATACCAACTCTAGTATGCTTCAATTCTCCTTTTTGTTTAGCAATAAGTTTTTTTGAAGCAACTTTTGCACCCTCCGGAGCACTCATTACATTTTCATCTGGAGTTTTTCTACTTGGATTGTCATAAACATCCACATCACCATCAGCATCTCTATCAACATATTGCTTAACCGCATGATGAACCAATTGCTTTAGATCAAGATTTGGATCAAGTTGATGTTGAGATTTTGGTAAATGCTTTGTTTTATGAGTAAACTTTGTAAAAGTTTGTGGTTCCTTTGCTTCAGAAAAGGGAGACTTTGATTTAGTCACTTCGCCTCTTTGTCTTTTTTTACGAGCAGCACAATGAGATTTTTGAGAAAATCCTTTTGGACTATCACAATCAATTGATCTTTTATATTTTTTAGACCAACTCATTGAACTACAAGATTATTCTTTATTATTTAGAAAACCTTGCTTGAGTAATTTTGATAGCTCCGATGTTGATCCAACAAATAAAGCATTGTTTGTGACATTGTTTGTTGTTTTTACTGTATCTTCTTCAACATCCTTTAATTTCTTTTGTAAATCTATAAGTTTATCAGTTACATCACCAACTGATTTGATTAATTGTCCAGCAACTTCATATGCTCTGGGAGAACCACCCTCTCCTGCCAGTTCCATAATGCCATTAATTGCTTCTTGTCCCTTTTCAATCAACGAATATAAGTTTGCACGAGTATATTCATAATCTTTTTTAATGTCATTACTCAGTTCCTTAACGGTATCTAAAGTAGGTTTGTAGTTACTATCTACTTCTACAATGCTACTTTCAACATTGAGTGCTTCATCAATTTTTTCAAACTTATTTGCCATGATTTTACCAATCTATTAGATATCTATACTTCTAGATGGGCTAAAGTCTCTAGAATCTGTAAATGAGAATAGATTTTCGTTGAATCCAAAGTCATCATCAATATCAACTAGAGCATCATCAGCGGCAGTTAGTTTGTCAATTGATGTACTTTCTAAATGAGTTGTAATGGAACTTCCATCATATCCTCTCTTCACCGCAATGGTTGTTCCGTCAATAACTTCTACAATCTTCATAATTTCACTATTAATAATGATTCTATCTCCTGCTGACATTCCTGTAGATGTAGTAATTGTTAATCTTGTTTCTGTCTTGGTTAGAGCTTCTTTTAAAACAGATACATCATCGTTATTATAATCTTTGAGTGCTTTTGGTGACGCAGTATACCTTAATTCACGCTTTGCAGTTTCTCTATTTGTATCAGCATAATAATCAACCTGAACCTTACGAATGAGTCCATCTGTAGTATCTGCGATTGGACCAAACATATAGGTCTTAGCAGTAAATTGTAAAGTATAAATCAATGCTCTTCTGGTTGAAAAATCTCCTTCATAATCATCTTGAAAAGAAATACTATCCAAAACAACACTTATATCTCTCTTTTCTCCAATTGAATCTACAAGATCAATAGTTAAATTAAAAGATGGTTGAAAATAAGGAAGTATTTGTTCTACGATTTGAAGAGAGTCATCATTCAATTTTGTTAAAATATTAACTTCAAATCCAATATTATATGGGACTGGCATATAAACTTTTTTTAGGTTTGTGCCATCCGATGCTTTAAAGGTTTGAGTAACGCCTGCCTTTCTAGTTGGATCATACTGAATGGAGTTCATTTCAAACGACATTCTTGGCAAAGATATTTGAGTTGCCTTATTTAAGTTTGGTTGCTGCTCAATTCTTGCTAAAAACTTTTGAACTGGACCATATGCCAGAGGAACTCTCATATCACTAATTTCACCATCATTGGAATTTCTGTGGCGAATGTGGATATCATTAAAGATTGTGCCAAAAGAAATGACAGTCCTCCTAATGATTTCGTGATAAAAATAGGTTCCTAGCATTAGTAACTTCCAAATGGATTTGTCTGTGAGAAATCTATGAAGGTGTCTGCTTCTTCTTCAATTTCGTCGTTTTGTTCATATTTATCATATATGTCCCTATGATCATAAGATTTAATAGTATAAAGAGCATATCCATCAGAAGTAGATGCCGCTGAAACTGTAGATGCTGTTCCAATAACAATTTCTCCTGGAATAAATCCACTGACAGTTGTACCGATACCAACAAGAGAAACCTTAAGAACTTTTGTATCCGAATCCCAAGACTTGACTCTTCCTTCTGTTCCCGAAGTTAATCCTCTTACAACCTCATTAAATCTGTAAGTACCTAAACCAGTAATTAATGGTGGTGATGCGATAGTGACTGTTGGTGTGACTGTATAACCAACTCCTGTATTTGTTACTCTGAGTGATGAAACTTGAGTATCTGGATTGATAATTGCCACCGCTGTTGCTGTTGTTCCAATTCC